TGGTGCTAGAAACAAGACTTTCTATCACCTATTAGATTCGATATATCTTCTTGATTGTGATGTAATTTATATTACTCATGAAACAGAAAAGTATCAAGACGGCTCTCCGATTGGTATGATTGCTAATTGGAAAGATTGGGGAGGAAAACTAGAACAAGAAATACATTGTTCAAGAAAGAAAATAAAAGGCGAAATGCACTATTTGGCTGAATTAGTTGGTAGTCGAACAAATGGTAATTTGGTTGGCACTACTTGGACTATTAGACAAGGCACACCGCCTAATATCGTTTGGAACGGTATTCCTGAATTACGGGAGGGTAAAATTTGAAATTTACAGTTAGCGCAAAAGAACTAGAACAAGCAATTGAAAGTATTCGTGTCAAGGGAAAATCATTGACCTCAAAGGGTTTTGGCAACGCTTCAATGGGCGACTACATCTATGTTGTTCTTGAAGGAAACACCCTTTCAATTGTAAATGGTTCAGCCATCTTCATGGCTAAAATTACTCTTACTGTTGTTGGTGAAGAAAATGGAAACTGTGTCATAGATGCAACGGTTGTTCTGCCATATTTGAAATCATTTAAGAACAATATTACTGTGGCAGGTGGTGATTTTATTTCAATTACCCAAACAGGCAAACAAGCAAGCATACCAAAAGTAGTAAATCATCCCGCTATGGATGCCTTAGAAAACTCTTTGGAACGAACCAAAGATATTACTTGGTCTGCTGTTTTGGACAAACTTCCCAACTTTGGAAAAACTACCTTTGAAGGAGCCTTTTCATTAACTTCAGAACAGTTTAAATCCTGCATTAAGAATTGTGAATTGGTCAAAAGTGGTGTGTATAACTTAAACTTTAATAAGACAACAACCACCTTTTCTTCACAACAAAATGTGCAAAACAAATATACTGAAACAATTACACCCATAAGCGTTCTTGGTGAAGCGGCGACTCTTGATTATACAAGTCCCCTACATAACTTCTTTGATAAGGAGCAGTTGTTAAATTTCTTTGTCAAAGATGACTTTCCCCTGCTTATTGTAGCGGAAGACAGGATGATTCTAAAAGCACCACAAATAGGTGAGTAAATGATTATTAGCAAAATAAATGACGGTAAAAGAATATACACATCATGGAGAGAGGATGGAGAAAAGAAATGGAATATTACTCCCTTTCGCCCTTACTTCTATATTCCTGTAAATGAGCATGCATTTTCTTACAAACCCTCAAAGTATATTGAGCGTGAGTTTGATTATGAAGAAGGGGACTATCAAAATTTAGATGGCGAACCGTTAAAGAAAGTTTATGTTGAGTCTTCTTTTGATGTTAGCAAAGCAAAGGATGTGTTTCGCCAAACTTACGAAGCAGATGTCCCTTATCATTTTAGATATGCAGTAGATGAAATTGACGAAATGCCAGAATATGAAATGAGAAAATGGTATTGGGATATGGAATGGCAACAAGGTGGAGAATACCACGATTGTATTACAACGATTGTTGCCTATGACAACTACGACAAAAAGTATTTGCAGTGGGTTTGGTTTCCCGAAGAAATTGAAACTGATTTTAGTTGTTTTGTTTTTAGTAGCGAAAAGGATATGTTGGAGTCATTTTTCAACACCATGCTTCTCAATGACCCTGATATGCTAATTGCTTGGTTTGGAAATAAATTTGACCTGCCCCACCTTCTGAAAAGGGCTTGTGCTTTGGGAATTGACCCTCGCATCATATCCCCAACAGCAAGCATTAAGGGCGTTAAATCAAGCAGGAATGGCTTTACTTTTGCCTATGGTGAAAAGGGGTTCTCCCCCATTGAACAGCCCATAGGGGGCCGCATAACACTCTCTCTTGACCTTGCTTTTGAGCGTCAATGGAATGACTCACAAAGAGGAACACTACCTTCATTAAGCCTTGAATATGTTTCACAAACTCTTTTTGGTGAAGGTAAAATAAAGAAGAGTAAATTTGAAGACAGAAACGAATTCTTCCGAAGGGCTTGGTTAGAAGACACAGATGTTTATTTGGAATACGCTTTGGTTGATGTTGAATTATTGGTGCGTATTGATGAGACAAACTTTTGTAGTGAAGCAATTGTTTCATTACAGCGTTTGCTAAAAGCACCGTTTGATGCTTGTTTTTATGCAAGCCATATGGGTTCAATCTATTTTATGCGAAACGCTACTTGGAAAGCCCCAACAGGAAACAGGGATATTGAACGCCGAGAATATGACGGGGCTATGATTTACGACCCATTGAGCGAACAAACTCAAGGGCTTCATTTGAATGTAGCCGCATTTGACTATGCAGGACTTTACCCTTCAATGATGATTGCCCGAAACATTTCGTGGGAAACAAAGTCGGCAGAACCAACAGAGTTTGCTGTGAACATCTCAACGCCAAGAGATTTCAGCGATGTAAAACATCGGGATATGCTCTACTATAAGACTGATAAACTGGGTCTTCTTCCGAGAGCCGTCCTTGAGTTGAAAGAGTTGCGGAACGATTACAAGCGACTGATGAAAGAAGCAAGAGAGACGAACAATGGAGAATATCAAAAGTGGTATAACAATCAAATGGCAGTTAAAAGACTAATGGCTTCTTTCTATGGTATCGTTGCCTTCCAAGGTTTTGGTTGGGCTGATGTAGATTTAGCCGCAAGTATTACAGCAAGTGCAAGAGAAGCAATTCGTTTAGCCGCATTTAAAGCAAAGGAGATGGAAATATGAAAACTAAATTTGTATTAGTGAAAGTAGATTACGACTCCGAAGAAACTTGGGATATTACTTTAGAAGAAGTCCAAGAAATTTTTCAAATGATGAACAATCTAAAAAGGCATGCTGAAATTATTGAGATTACTCAGAGTGTGAATAAAAATGATGATGGACAGGACGAATGAATTGCTGGAAGAGTTGCTCGCCATGATAAATAGAAGCAACAAGATTTTGATGATGGTAAATGTCGTCAATATCGCAACAATTATTACCTTACTGGTGGTGGTATTATGAAAGAAGAAAAACTATATTTAGAAACATTAAAAGAAATAAAACTGATGAAAGAACAAATCTCTAATGAAATGGATTCTCTGTATGCTGACATGCAGAAACTACAAGACATTAAAGGGCAGATTAGGGAATTACAAGAAGTAGTAGCAAAACTAGCAGGTGAACCTGTTGGAATGCTGTTCGTGCATTACCGAGGCTGATAATATGAAAGTGGTTTATGGACATACCGATTCTATATATGTGCAAATTGATTCCGTAGAAGCCGCACAAAAAGTAATTAAGGTGATTGAAGATGAAGTCAAAAAAAGTTTCCCGAATGTTCTCGGACTTGAACAACATCCCATTAGTCTGGAATTTGAAAAGTATTTTTCAGCATTGGGTGTTGGGACGGTCAAAAACAGAAACGCAGGAATGATTACATGGGAAGATGGTTCTTATTTGGATGAACCAAAATTTACCATGACTGGTTTCACGGCCAAGCGAGTTAGCGAAACAAAACTTGCGAAGTGGTTTCAAACCGAGTTATTGAAAATGTGGGCGCAACAATTCTCCTTTGAAGAAATCAACAAATTTCTAAGAGAAACTTATGCAAAGGTTGTTAATGGAGAATTCCCTACTGATTATTTCGCAAAGAGAAGCAGATTAAAAGAAGAACGCTTTAAATTAATGTGTTCACAATGTCGCTCAAAATACAACATGAGAAACATTCTTCATATTCACAATTGTGAAAAATGTGGAAACCCAACCAAGAATTTCTTGACTGAACAAAAGAAGCGACCTAGTATTGGTTCGGGTATTGCTGGCGTTCTTTATGCTTGGGAAAAACAGAACATGACATTTGATGATTCCTATATTTTCTTGAAGGTGTTGGGAGTTAATGATAAATATACAAACCCACTAACAAAGGAAAAGCGTGATGTAGAGTATATTGCAGGAACGATTCTTTCGGATTTTTATTCCTACGAACCTGACTATCATCATTACGCAGAGCAACTTATAAAGAAAGCAAAACCTATCTATGAAGCGATGGGTTGGCAAATGGAAAATATAAGAACAATAAAAGGACAAAGAACATTGGAGGAATGGTTTTGAACATAGATGAAAAATATGAAGCCGCACTTGCCGGTATGAAAGAATTTACATACAAATGGATGCCTGAAAATTATGCAGACCCCTCTCAACCGATATTAAAAATATCAAAGTCTTCTTTGATGTCATATGTTTGGTGTCCCAAAAAGTATGAGTTTTCTTATGTTGAGCGTTTGCCCCAAGACCAAACAGAAGCCATGCGTAAAGGAACAGTATTGCACAATCACCGAGAAGCGTTCTTTGATGATTTTGATGTCAAAAAGGCAGAAAAAATGAATAATACTGAAATCATTGAGTACTGTAATTCATTAATGCCTATTGATGAGTATTACGATATTTCTCTGACTGTTGCTGCTTTTGAGGCTCAAAGATTTATTGAAGCCGTAGCCGAAGGAAAGACCGAAGAGTTTCTTCCTGTTATCAATGAAAGAATGTTTGATTGTGAAGTAGTAATTCCAAAAGATACGCATAAAAAGTTCACCCTACAAAGAGACTACACAGTTCGTCTTCAAGGTATTATTGACCGAGTATTCATTGAGAACGGAAAACTTATTCCTTTTGAATACAAAACGGGTAGTTGGAAAGATTACAAATCAACAGCCATGAGAAAGGAAATGGCTTTCTATCAGTTAATGATTGAGAACTCAACAGAAGAGGTTCTTGCTAAACACGGCCTCACCCCTAATATGGAAATTAGTCATTGGGGTTGGTACTATCCTGTGGCGAATCATATTACAGTTGAGCCAGTTAAGAAGAGAACAATGACTTCTGTTATGAATCACATTGCGGAATTAATATATGCCTATGAACAAAAACACTTTCCAACTAAATTCTTTTACAAGACTTGTACCCATTGTTCTTTCTTTGGTATTTGTGAAGGAGCAGAACAGGATTCGTGGTTATGATGATTAAAGAAGTGATGCATGAAATATATCATTTTATTTTGAATATGCACCCTACCTTGAGTGAAGAAATATTGTATGATGCTTTATTTCACGAATTGGTGGTTGCTAAAATTGATGATGCTTTAGATTTGGTGTTTGAGGGGGTGCTGAGTGTAAATGAAAGAAATGATTAAAGCAAAAGTTTTATCCAAACAATGGACATTTACTGAAATATCAAATCTAAAAGAAACGATTGATTCTCTATGTTCTGAGTTGTATTCAGAAATGACCTTTGTTGAAAGATTTCAATTAATTAGAGAAACTAGAATCAATGAAGTGTTTGTCGGTCAAACATATGAAGACAGCATGAGAGAAGCGGTTAAAATAACACTAAGCGGAGAAATTGCAGAAACGATTCGTTCAATGCTTGGAGAGGCCACAGTTAATTTTGGAGGAAATAAAAATGAAATATCCGAGGGAAGTTTGGGCGGGGAGCCACATAAGGAACGCCCCACAAATGAAAAGAAGAATAGTGTCCTCAAGGAATGAATACATCAATTTCATAAATGCACAAAATAACAGAACCAATGTTTATACAACGGTTTATGATTTTGAGCGTTTCTATGAAACTGCAAAAGATGATTCTTCTGTTATTCTTGACAGAGTATTTCTTGACTTTGATGCACACGATGATTTAATCAGCGATGCTTGGCGGGATTTGAAAATTATCATGGCCTTAGTCTATGAGAAAGATTATGAACACACTCTCTTTTTTTCTGGCCGTGGTTTTCATTTATTTCTTTTCGGTGAATTAGCAGACAGCATGAGAAGCATCCAATTCTTTTTTCGGGGCATTAAGCAATATTTGATTGAGCATGTTGGAAAAGACATAACTCTTGATGATAGAGTAGGACAAATTACTCGTCTTAGAAGAATACCTAACACAGTAAATATGTCTTCTTCAGATGAAAACGGAAACCCTTACTTTTGCATTCCTTTGTTAAAAGAAGATTTAGAGGGGGATATTGGGAGTGTCTTAACTCTTGCTAAGAAGCCTCGTTATATTCCCTTTCGCAAGCAGGGAAATGCTAAGGTAGTGTTCCCATCAGCCCCACCCATAGAGGCCGTAGAGGGGGAGGTTTCTGTACCTAAAACAGTAGGAAAACTCCCTATGCTTCCCTGCCTACATCATGCAACCATGACTGAAAATCCCTCTCACATAGCGAGGGCTTATTTGGTGTCGTGGTATCGGGATTTATTGTCGGGGTATCAAGACCTAAATACACAGCAACTTAAAGAAGAAGTGCTGAACCTCGTCGTTGATGAATTGGAGAGAGTCTTTGCAGAATCGGATTCGGTATGGCTTGATTGGGATAAAAGAACAACAAAAAAACACGCTAAATTCACGGTGTATAACAACTATAACACGCCCCATTGTCAAAAATTAATCAGTGAAGGATTTTGTATTGGTAAGTGTTGGAGGTATGCATAATGCTAATAATTGATTCAAGAGAAAATTCAAAACTTTCGGAAAAGGTAGAGAGAAAGGCTAAGTCTTTAAACATTCCAATAGAAAAAAAGTGGATTGAAATTGGAGACTATGTTTATGATGATGTTTGTTTTGAAGCAAAATCAGCAGTAGATTTTTTGGGTTCTGTTCTATCAAAAAGATTATGGACGCAACTTGACAATATGGATAGGCACTATCAAACAAATGTTGTAATTATCTATGGAAATATGGATGATGCAATACTTAATGTTCTTGAAAACTCCCAGTCTAAAATGCCACCAAAAGGAAGGGCAATCATGCTAAGAAATAAATTCTTGGGAGCAATTGGAAGAATCATTCTTGACATGGATGCAAAGCCAGTATGGGTTTCAACAGAAGAAGAAGCCGCCCAAATTATCACGGGCGTTTCTAAAATCAAACCGTTCAAACGGTCGGCTATTGAACCACAAGTATTCAAAAGAATAACAACTGATGACTTGAGGATAGATTTGTTATCAAGCATTAAAGGGGTTTCAATTAAAAAGGCGAAAGCCCTCATAAAAGAGTTCGGCTCTATTATGGAAATTGGTGAATGTTCTGAATTTGAAATTCAGGGCGTTGAAGGCATTGGAGAAACCTTAGCCAAAAGAATAATCTCCACATTAAACTCGGAAGAGAAGGTGAAAATATGAATGATGAATTTTATGAAGAAGAAGAAATTGAAGAATACATGCAACAAAAGGAGGAACTAGATGCTAAGGCAGTATCGGGTTTGCCCTCTATCATTGAGAGGTTCTACCAATCAGCAAGCGAAGTTTCTTTGAGAAACGAAATGCCAGCCGCAATCAGTGGATTTGTAATTCTCGGAAACATCTGTAAGGACTTTGTAAGAATACCAAACAATAGAAACATTGAAGATACAAGGGTTCATTTTTGTTGGGTTCAAACAAGCGGAACAGGCAAATCCACGCTTTGGAATTTTGTTGGGCCTGTTGCAGATAGAACATTTGAAAAGATTAACGAACACCGACCTAGCCACCCATCCTTTACAAGAAAGGACGGAATAGAAATGCCTCGTAAGTATGATATTTTTGGCGTGACTGATTATACTGATTCTGTTTTAATCGGTAAATGGAAACAAACTAAAAATGATGAAGGCGAAGAAGAAATGAAAAGGCAAGCCGGTATTCTTGAAGGAAGTGGTTTAGCCCATTGGGATGAATTTGAGTATTCAGGTATTTTTAAGCAGTCTCAGCATAAAGAGCAGAGCATTGTTTATTTGAATACGCTAATGAATAGCCTTGCTGGAAAGTCTTGGGTTATTTCAAAGGCTCTGGATTCAATGGAAGGAATGACAATGAATTGTTATTCAGAGCGTTCTGTTATTGCTATGACATATCCTCCAAAGAATCTAAATGATGTTATGGCAGAAAAGGGTGTTCTTCAAAGAATGCTTCTATATGTTTGGGAAGTTCCGTTTCACACACAACATCAAATGAGACTTGAGCAACTATCTAAAGCAGGAACCTATTCTGATGTTGAAGCACCAATTGATAAGTTCGCAGAGGGCTTCTATAAGATTTATCAAATGGTTCGTGAGCGTTGGAATGATGTCGGGCAAGACCCGTTAAAAACTTTAGTCTTTCACGAATCTTATGTACCTACTCTTTTATTGGAATATAACCGATTGAATAAAGAATTGATGAACTGTCCTCCGCATGTTGCAGAAATCGCATCAAACTTTACTACTCGGCTTATGCAAATTATGATGAAATTAGCCGCCCTATGTTGTATTGGTGAATCAGCAGATATTGTCAAACCCGAAGAGAGATTTATTGTGAGGGGTGTTCATGTTCAAGCCGCCGGTAAAATTGTCCAAAACTGTTATAGCCAACTGGTGGGGTGGTTAGAGCGAAGCCTACGGGTCAAGCGAAAGCAGATGGCTGAAAAGTCTTTAGAAACGACATTTATTGGAGTTTATGGAGAAATTAAGGCAGACAAATTTTCCAACATAAAGGCTGATGAAGCAGGGTTTGTGAACAAAAACTTGTACCTAACGCAAGTAAGAGAAAAAGCAAAAATCTCAAGAGCGCAGATTTATAGGCATTATGATGTTGTACGACATAGATTTGAAGAAATCAAAGAAGGCCGAAGTTGGTATGTTAGGTTATTGGAGAGTGAAGAATGATGAAGTGGGAAAATACCTATTTAGTGTTTCAAGTTGAAAAAGGGCCAAAAGCAATTATTGAATCTTTGAATACTTATGGTGAAGAAGGTTGGGAATGCTGTTCACAATTAATTGTGGCAAATAAGCAGATTGTTTGTTTCTTAAAGAGACGAACAGACACCGAAGAACCTGTAAATAAGGAAGAAGAAAAAATTAGCAAACTTTGGTCAAATGGTGAATAGTAATGTCTGTTCTTGCTTTGGACATAGAAACAAAAAATATGTCCTATGAAATTGGAGGGTTTAGCAACACCCATATGTTTCAAGTCTCAACAGTCGCAACTTGGGACGGAGACAAAGGTACTGTTTATGTGGATGCACCATTAGATACATTTCAAAAATCAAATGTTGAGGTTAAACCTTTGAAGCAACTTAAGTATGACTTAGATGACCATTTTCAAAAAGGCGGATTACTTCTTGGTCATAATTTAGCAGCATTTGACCTCCCAGTATTACGAGACTCAATGGATATTTTTTGTATAACTAAATACTTAAAAGAAGAACAATATATTGATACTTCAAAAATACTCCTAAAGGGACATGGTGAAAGATTTCAACTAAAAAATCTTGTGAAATGCACCATGCAAGATTCTAAACTTATGGATAGCGCAGATGCACCACGACTTTGGAAAATGGGAAAATATGATGATGTGGTAGAATATTGTCTAAAAGATACCCAATTAGTTTATGACCTTTGGAAATATGGTCAAAAGAACGGTATTGTAAAAGCATTTTCAATTGAAGAAGAACAGCATAAAGACTTGGAGGTGAGTTGGTAATGACAACATGGGAATGGATTGGTCTTATCTTTTTCATCAGCATACTTATGCTTCTTTTCTTTGCCGCTTTTGGTGGAACTTCAATCACCGATGAAAGCGTTGAAGAATATATGAAGCGGCTGATGTCTGACGATAAGGGCGGAAACTGATGGCACTTAAACAAAAATGCCCTTTTTGTAGCGAAAAAACTATCGCTAAAAGAATTAAGGGTTTTTATTTAGGTTCAGATGAAGTCTCTCACTTATGGGAATGTAGGCTTTGTTTTGGCATTTGGTCTAAAAAAACGAGGGTAGGGGGTTAGCCCCCTATCCCGGCTTTTTTTATGCCGTTTTTTTAGCCAAATTAATCGCAAAACTAAAAATGCCTCAAAAACTTTCAACCAATTAGCCCTAAGTTTGTTAAAGCAGTTATGAGTTGGTTGATTGCTTGAGCATTTAGGTCGGCATCTGCACCTCCACCAGTAGGAACAGGAGCCGGTGGTGCTGGCCTTGAAACAGCAGTTGCTCCAAAGAAACCCATTTGTTTGTCCCCAGTTGCACTATTGCTTGCTCTCGCTAAAGAAAGAATTGCATCGCTTCCAGCAACTAATTGCGTAGAAATGTTCCCAAATGAAATATCAAGTTGTCCTCCATCTCTTTGCCCAATTTGGAAAACTGGGTCGTCTATTACAGAGGAAGAAGGTGGAGAAGTATTGTCATTTTGGATTTGAATATGACCAAATTTGTTTATTCTAATATTTCCTTCACCCCCTCTTAATCTAAATGGGTAGTTATCGCTAGTTTCTTCAATATGCAATCTATGTTCTGGAGCCGCAGTTCCAATTCCTACTTTTCCATCTGAAAGTATTCTCATATGTTCTGTTGAAACAGTATCATCATTCTCATTAATAGCGGCGGTTCCAAAGGTTAAATCTCCCCCCTTATCACCTGTTCCGTGGTCTTCTGCTGCTAATGCGGCAATATAAGCAGATGCTTCTAAAACCGATGAAGGGACATTTCCATCGGTAGAATCAAAACCAATTCCTCCCAATAAATCAGTATCAGCAGTTGAAGTATCTTCTCTCACAATCATTATGCCATTATTACTATCAGCACCAGTATGGCTTACTTGAAGCCTATTTTGCGGCGAATCGGTTCCTATCCCTATATTTCCGCTTATTATTGCATCTCCAACAGACTTAATACTTCCAGCACTTAACTTCCCTGAAAGGTGTTGTCCATTTCCAGTTATTGTTGTAAGGTCAATTGTAGCAGTAGCGGAAAATGATGAATAGTTGGTAGCACTACCCACACCTAAATTATTATGTGCTGTATTGTCTGCATCTGCCACAGCATCATTTAAAACCCAACCGTCATCTTGAAAGTTATTTTTAAGGAAGACTTCAATATTATTTGTTGCGTTTGCTATTTGAATTTGTAAAACTGCTCCATCGTAGGTAGATGCTTCTTTAATTCTTACTGCATCAATACCTATTGTAGAAAAATGACTAACATGCTCAATGCTTATACCATTTCCATTTCCTGCACCAAACAAATGACTGGCGGTTAGAATAATACTTTGATGCCTTGAAGAATCGGTATTCCTAATAAAAAATGTTCCTATCCCTCTTTGTTTTTGATTTGCTGATGAACCATTACCTGCTCCATTCCAACCATCAATATGAGCAATAGTGTGATAGCCGGTTGCTATGTCATCTGATAAGTCTTGAAATTGGTTATATTGCACACCGCTAGTTTGTATATCGCTTGATACTACAACTTTTCCTGTTCCGTGAGGGGTTAAATTAATATCTGCATTTGAATTTGTTGTAGTAATATCAAGACTATTTGCATCACAGGAAACTGTTCCCATTTCTGTATAGGTTCCTCCATCATCCCTAGCAATACTTAAAGAATTAGCAGTCTTTCTAACTGTTAAATATTGAATAGGCATTGGATTATTTCCTGTATGAGTAATAACAGCAATAATAGTATCTGTTGATGAGTATTGTGGAACCTTATCTGCTGCAATTGGATTTCTAAGTTCAATTGCTCCTGCTCCGGTCACAACTAATAAATGATAACCGTTAGTATAAGTAGCACTTAAAGTTAAATTATTTACTGCGCTAATTGCCGCTTTTGCACCATCACGAAGAATAACTCCTGCGCCGACATCAATTTGAGTCGCACTATCAATAGTAATATCAAAACCACTAATTGCATAATTTTGGCCCAGTCCATCAGATAATGCTTTGATTATTCCTGTATGTGGAAAATCTACGCCGTCTTCAATTTGATTAAAACTTAATGTTGTGCTTTGACTGTAATAGTTCGGATTACTTACCATATTATTCTACCTCCAACAAAATAAACAGTTCCAATGTTTCTGTTGTAGAAAAGGGGCCAACTCCTTCAAAGTTGGTTCTATATACTAAATTACTGCCATCAAATAATCCTACTTCACGGATAACCTGTCCTTGGATAGAACTTCCTGCTACTGATACCTTTACTTCAATGACATTCAAATCTGATTTCGTTTTTAAAATAGAAGGAACAACACTTAAAGGCACATCTAAATCAGTAGCAGTAGGACTTGTAGCATTTCCTCCAAGTCCTATCTTTGCGCTATCAAAGAGATTATCCTTGATGTGCGTTGCGATTTGGCTTTTTAGTTCATCAGTTATCATGCTAAATCCTTCTCCACTAAATCAGTGATTGTGATTGTTCCGCCCCCGAACCCAAGAGTTGTGCCAAAACCAAGTTGAACAGCAAAGCCAAGCACCGGCCCCGTTGAACTTCTCTTACGCACCAACAATTTAACCTCTTTGGTGTCCACCGTGTCAAGGAAATTAAAGGAGACTTCTTGTGTGCTTAAGTCGTTGCTTCTCAATGCGGCCTTTGTTTCTTTGTTAGAAATGAGCAATTCTGAAAATATGTCGGAAAGGTCTTTGCTATACCTACCAAGTTGTAGTTTAATAAATCCAGTTAATTGATGTTCCATCTCCAAAACTATGAATTCATTCATTTCAATATTTTCTCTTGGAATAGACACATTTACAATATCTCCTACTCTTAATTGAGCGATTCCCTTGCTGTGCAAAGTAAAAGATAACTTTTGATTGAGGCGAGAATGTATTCTTAAAAGTTTAGTGGCTCTTTTATCCACTTCCTCTTGAGTTAGTAGAGTATTATCTACAACCTCTAAGGTCTTTCTTCCTCTTTTTTGTATTGAGCGAAGGTCTTTGCGAATCGCTTTGTGAGCGTTGCCATAAACATTGATTTCATTAAAGAAGTCAAAAAGAGTAGATACCTTGTCAAAGTCAATGATAAGGAATTCGTCGCTGTCATTAATTGTAATGTTTGTTCTCAAAGAGTCCTCATCTTCGGGAATAATCTTGAATACATTGTTTTCTTCAATAAGTTTCATGTTTTTTCTATCAAGAATATATCGGATGGCTGAAAATAAATCTACGCCTTGATAGTTTGGTGCTAAATACATCGGGGTATCTGTTGAAGTTGTTGTAAATTCAATACCTTCTTGTTCAAGTAATTCATTGATAATGTCTTCACCTTCTAAACTAACAGAAACAGTTGTTCCTATACAAGCCCTATTTGGCTGTATTTTTAATTCCTCGGTTGAAGATATAGTAAAGGTTTCCGACACAGAAACCACCCCTTTACCATTGAATCCTTCAGATAAAACTAAAGCACAGAAATTATTAGCATCAATAGAAGTTAATTGTATTTTCTTTTTGTTATCTCCATCAGAAAAAAACACATTGTATTCACCATTTGGAAAATTTGTAGTCATAAAGTTTCTAGCATCTTTTAATACTAATCCATTATCTGTTGATTGTTTGTCAGTATCAACTATGACGAACATAGATAAAACACCTTCATTGGCATTTGTTCCTCCACCTTCTGCACTTTTTCCGTGTCTTGAAGTATAATCTTGTTCCGTAGAATATGTTTTTTCTTCATTGTGAATTTTAGTATAAGAAGAACTTAAGGTATTTAAATGAATTTTATTGGGGAAAAAATCAAAAAGACAAGTTTCATTTGGTTGCAGTATTCTATATTCTGTATCTGCAATTAAGTCAATATCAGTGACTAAAAAGTGATTATCTGAATTAGATGAAGAAACTTCATGAGAAATAACATAAACTAATTGCCCCAATGTAGGCCTAACATTGTCCATTCTTTTTGAAGAAAGAACAGACCCATCTGTAAAAGTTGTTCCTCCAAGAGTTGTTCCCTCTTCGGGAACTAAATAACAACCAGTAAGGTCTAATAATTTAAGAAATTGGTTCCCACTTGTCGCTGAAGGAGTAAAAGTATATTTTTTAACATCTCCATTTGAGGTTTTAATAGTAGCAGAAGATAGAGTGCCACTACACAATCTTGGTTTAAATACCATATAACTTCCATCAACAGAATATGGGGAACTTGTGTCATAACTATCAGATGAATCTCCAGAATTTGTAAATTGAGCATAATGAGAATTAGATGTAATACCTAAATATTTTCTAAAAGTGCTATATTCAAATGATATTGTATTCTTAAGTGCTTGACTTGTAGCCCCCTTTTCTATTGGGCTATCGCCTCCATCTTCTATTTGAAATCTATCTAAAGAAACGCAAAGCATTCCATAATACATAGACGCGTTAATATGGCTAAGAGCATTCGTTATACCCAACAAATCAGTTGAATCTGATGCATCTACATTTGTAAAATCTGTCTGTAAAAACATTAATGGTAAAATGATTTCTTGGTCAGTTTGATGTGGAAAATTTGTGCCTCCAGTAAAACCCTTTACAAAATCGTTAGTTGCTGTTCCATAAGTGCTATCTTCAGGAATAATAGCACCCTTAAGAGGGTGTAGTGTGCTAGATTGAATAATAGAGTCTTTTTCTGCCCTACCTGTCAAAGTTAAGGTTTCAGTATTTACTTTAATAGCATCTGTTGGTAATGCACCATTTTTCGTAAGATTTATTGAAGAAGCAGAAAGTTGAAAATCTTTCTTTGTTCCTCCTTGAGCAGTGCCTACTGTGCCTATCTGTTGCCCAGTTGAAAGGTCAAAAAGTTCATCACCGTCTGCAAGAGTTTGAGTGTCATCAAAGGTAATAATTGGCTTTCCTCCGCCACTATATGTAATGGTGTCAATACTTCCTCCACCTGCTAGTGCAGTAATATTGAAACCCCTAATCGTACTAAACGCCTGTTTTGTTAAATTTTTAAATATAGGTTTTTCTGGATTTACTTTATTAAACATAAAGTCAACACAAACTTCAGTTAATCTCATTAATCCAAATCGCTTTAAACTACTTAATGAAATATTATCTTGAAACCCTAAAGTTTGAAAATTATTATCTTTTAACAACAGTCTGTTGGCTTCTTTTATTGAACCGTCATTTTCTTTATTATTTTCCATAAGAAATAAATTATAATTACTTACAGTCAAATTACTATTAAAAATACTATCCTTTCTTACAGAGGAATAAGGTAATATATCTCCAACAGAATATAAAAATAGCCTAGAAGCAGAATCGTCGTCTTGACCATACTGTTTTTCCAAAAATGCAGAAAATCCCTTTTTAGGTAAATTTATTGTTTTATCTCTATGTATTCTGGTATCGTTTGTTTTTGAACCAAAGGGAGTGGTGTTTCCTCTTAAATCTAAAGGCATTGTTCTATATGATGAGTCTGTTTTATCATATTCTATTAAATTATCACTTGCAATATTAGGCTTAAATTGATAATTTGTTGTATAGTAATTTAATTTAGATTTATTGTCATAAGAATCAGAAATAATAGTATCAGTATTAATTTGATTTAATTGCCCACTATCACTTGAAAAAGAACCAGTTGCTAAACTATTTGCTTTGTAATAAGGCTGTCCATGTTTAGTATTGTAATCAGAACTTCCGTTGATGCTTTCTAAATTAAGAGGTAAAACACCCAAAGTTGCACTTACTTTTGGATGAGCAAGAATATTAATTTTTCCTCCCCATAAATGCTGTCCATTTACAAATATTAAATCATTGGTTTTTCTTTGTGCAACATACAACTTTTCACCGACTGTGAAGGCATGAACTGACCTATCAAAGAATATTTGTTGTCTATGCGTATTTGTTCCACCTGACACTTGAAAACTGTCAATTTCAAGTGCCTTAATTTTACCGACAAATGTCTTTGTTCCTGATGTGGTAGAAGAGGATGAATCTCCAACAAAAATAATATCGTCTCTTTTTAGAGTATATGTGGAAAAATTTGTGGTGACGAAACCATCAAATGTAGTTGAATGAGTAGAAACTACATTCACTTCTCCTGCGCCTGTAAAAGTAAAATTATCCTGAGAATAGTAGTAATCTGTTTTTCTACCCAAAGTGAT